ACATTTTTACGCAAAGCTCGAAGTTCATCAGCTGTGTCTTGATCAAATTTATCATAACGAGCAATTCTTGCTGATATTTCTGAAAGAACAACTTCTCTATCACTAGCTCTTACAACAAGTGTATTAACATCTTTTCCTAAAACTTTTGATAACTTGCCTTCAACATTTAAGACACCTGTTCTTTCACCAGCGCCATAAAATGTAACCATGTTTTGAGCCTTAGCTGCTTTTCTTAAATCTTTTTCAGTAAGACCTAGTTTTTCATTAAGCCTTTTAAACCGAGGGTCGCTGAAAGTTTCCGCAGCGATAACATCATACAATCGATTTTTTTGTTGAGTTGGTATGACATTCGATAGCTCTGCAAGCTGCTTGTTTTTTGTCGTGAGAGCAATGATTTGCGCTCCAGACGATGAAGCATCTTGCTCAAGGGCAAGCCTTGTCCTGTATTTTGATATTCGTTTAATATCGCTAAAGTCACCGCCGCTCCATTCATTGATCTTGGAGTATTCAATTGCAAAGCGGAAGAATTTACCCATCTCTTCCCCTTCGATTCTTGAGACAATAGGTGATTCGAGTATAGCCCGAATATCTCTGGGTTTACCTCTGCGCATTTGATCCCCGATTTCAATAAGATCTTTACGCCATTTTTCTGATATTTTTTGTCGCCCTCTGATAGTGAGCGAATCAAGTCTTCCTTCAAAAAAGTCATCTAGTCCCCCAAGGAAAGATCCAACCTGGTCATTAAAGTTATTCCAACCACTGATACTTATTTCTTTTTCTGCAATTGTGTTTAGAAAGGGTCTGAACGTCTCACCTGATTGCGGCCCAATGAGACCTCTATCATAGATACGTGCACGATGGTCAACAAAGGGATTATTACTAAAGGCAAGATTTTCCTTACGAAGGTATTCCATTGTTTTAAATCTTTCGTAAGCATCTCCTCTTGCGGCAATATATTTTTTATACTCATTGATTCCGTTATAAAACTTGGCTTTGCCTCGGTCGTCTTCAAAATAAAGCAATTTTTGAATAAAATCATAAAAGTCCTCATCTATTGTATATTGCGATTTAGCCGTCCAGTTTAAAGCGTCAGCCATATTATCATCTATTAAGGAAGTAGGGAAGTTTCTAAAAGAGCTGGTAGAAGTTATTGGAATCCCTGTATCAAACTGTAAGCCTAGCTTGTTTTTAGCAAAATAAGTTTTAAAGCCAGCTCTGAAAATTAATCGATTTCTCTCTTCAGTTACAGGTATTCTTAAACCGAGGTCTACAGCTCTTGTTAATTTTGAATAAGCTTGTATACGTGGGTCTGTAATCCTAATATTGTAAGAAAGAGTGTCATAATACGGGCCAAAGTACTGTCCAGAGTTTCTGCTTTTCATTCTTCTCTTTTGAACACCAAAAGTTTCAATTTCATATAAATTGTTATTAGAATCTAAAAGCTTTACGCCAAGACGATACCATTGATTTCTTGACCCGTTCAAGTTAGCAGAGTTGTAAAGATCTCTGCCTAACTGTACAGCAAGCTGATCGCGATCTGGAGTATCAGCAAGTGCTAAACGTCTGGCAAATCTTTCATAAAACTGATCAAGTTCATTATCAGCTAACCTAGATCTTATTATCAAAGGTATATTAAAATCAAAAGTATCTCTAAGTTCTTTTGCTATCTTAGGAGCTGTTCGTACTTCCCAGTTATTCTTGCTAACTATATTATCAATAAACTTAGCTTGTAAATCTTTTAACATTACTGGGCCCAGTACAGGGTCAATATAATTACCATTAAGTAACTTTTTGAGAACATCAGAATCTTTACGCAGTTGTGTTTCTAAAGAATCAGAAATATTCATAACATCAAATTTTATTTGAGATTGAGATACAGCTTTAAAATTAACCCAAGATTCACCATCACGCCTATACCTTGTAAACAGGATTCGTAAGTTATCTACAACAACTGCTCGTTCATTAACACTCATTTTTTGTGCAAGCGAATTGCTAAACTTTTCAATGTATTCTTTATCTTTTAGTTTAAGTAAAACACTCTCTTTTACTAACCTTAGGTTGTTATTTAAAACAGAAGGATTTGGTGTAAACATTCTTGTGTCTTCATAACGGCTAGTTATTGGATTAAAAATTAATTGATCTTCTCTAGGCGGACTTTGCAATACGCGTCTTTTTTGAGAACGTTTAGTGCCTATTAAGTTGCCTCTATAGTTTGTTGTTGAAAGAATACCATCAAGATCTTTAGATTGTAAGAGATAATAATCTCTTAAGGTATTAGTCATTTTTACATCGTTAAGTAAATCTTCAGGCCTTGCTGCACCAATTCTCATTGCATCTAGCTTTTCTTTAGCAACAGCAAATCTTTTTGTATCAGTGTTTGCTGTAAAAGAAGAATCAGTAAGCTTCCTTAGCTGGTTAATGCCGATATTAGCCCCACCAACTCCTTTAAATTCTTTAGCAGATAGCTGTCCTTTTCTAAATAATTCTACTTTTTGATATTCTCCCAAATGTTTTAACTGCACATCAGGAGACTGCCTTGTTAGCCATATATTATACGGCTCTTTAAGTGCTGTCTTACCATCATAAAAGTTTTGTTCTTTTCGGCTCAAGCTTCCTAAGTTTCTTTTTCTGATTTGACTGACGTTATCGAGAGTGGCAAGGTCGGCCCAGGCTTTGAAAACAGGTGTAGTTGTGCTACGGCAATTATAATGAGCGGGAGGAAGATGAATAACATCGTCAACATCATATATATTACCATCACGCCCTGAGCAGATAAATGAAGTTCTTGAATCAAGCACTGCAACATATTGCCATCCTTCTATTGCTTTTTCATTGGCTTTGTAAACTTCTCGGTCAGCCTGTGCAACAACAGATGTAACAGAAGTTGTCACTAAAGCGCGAGAATTGTTCCTTGTTATTTTTGTAGACTTTCTTACAATACGCGCTATTTGGTTAGTGCTCATACCTTCAGCAATTCCGCGTCTTATTACTTGCTCAATTCTGCGTGTTTCAGTCTTTGCAATACCTTTCCAAGCCGGTGAAAGTGCCTTGTCTCCGGCCAGAGTGCGCCGTAGTACAATTTCTTCGGCAACGCTAGGGTTCGCTTTAGCGGTTCGCCAAAGCTTCCCTATGGCACGCTCTGTTGTCACATAAGCATGGTTTAATTCGTCTGAAGCTAGGTCTAATAAAGATCTTTTTGAAATCTTAAAAGCTTCAGCGGCTGTTTTATTAGACTCGCTGGCAAGTGCTGTACGTAATCTAAAAAAGCCTCTGTTTGAAAACTTTGCGTCTCTTATTAGTTTATCAACACGAACCCGATGACCATTAATCTCTAAATCAACTTTATTGCTTAAACGTTTTTCATAAAGTCTAATCATTGCAGACCTGTCTAGTTTTTCGTCAAAGACTTGTGTATTTACATTAATAGCCATCAGGTTGTACCTCAGTTATCTAATGACCTGTCAAAGTCATTTAAGTCATCGTTACCTCGACTTATCAGATCGTCACTGGCAATTTCTGCCTTGCCGTCTTCATCGTCGTAGTCCGGATCCACGATATCATTGCTTTTGAGTATTTGTAGCCATATGCTTCTAGGCACAAGCCCGTTTTCATACCACTCAGTAGCAAGTCGCAGCCAGTCCGCTCCAAGAGGAACTGGTGAAAAGTCTTCAGTTAAACTAAATTCGATTTCTCTGACTTCACAATCTACGTCATATTTCCAGTTAACCATAAAACAGATTACTTGGGACATGATATTGCTCACACGCTCATTGAGACTACCTAACTGGGCAGTCTGTGCAGCGTTTCTAATTTCTAAAGCAATTCCAGATTGTGACACTTCGGGTGTAAGCATTCTTACACCAAGTTTAGCCATTTCTTCGATATTAGCAGCAATTGCTTTTTCCATGTCGCCCAGTGCATCTGTAGGAGTGGCGAGTATGTCAGCTTTTGCATCTTTTGGTAATTTCCACATACTCCCTAAACCTGATTCAACAATTGCATCAAAATCATCAGAGTTCATATCAGAAGTAATATAAGGCGTGTATGTCGCGGCACCATATAGAAGATGGTTGCGACGTGTAACTTTGTTATATAAAGCTTTTTCTTTAGCAACTAAAGAAGACATCATAGGTTCAGCAGGTTCAACGTCACCATTAGCAGGCCAAGCAGGAATAAAAGTAAGTCTTTCTCCGTTTTTATAAAAATTATCTAGTGTTTCAACAACTTCATACCCTGATTCTAGTTCCATAAAAAGTCTTATTTGATACAGACCATTAACAATTTCGTGAACCCATATTGCTGGAATTTCTTCGTCATGAAACTCGTTATCAGGGTCTGCTTTATTTACAATACCCTGTACTAAAACTCTTTGCAACTCTTCCTCACCTAGTGTGTTGTTTCCGATTTTCCAGTTTATAACATTTTCGGCTGTCCAAAGCACAGGATATGGCGATATTTTTTGTCTATCAGTTAAAGACAGCTTAGAATCTTCTGGTATAAACGGGTGATCTACATAAAGCCAAGAGCGCGATGTCTGCATTTCTTCCCATAACATTTTATCAAGAAAAGAAGTAAGTGAATTACCTTCTCTGCTAAAATTATTCATTATCCAGTTATAAGCTTCTTCAGGCACTTTTTCAGGCAATCTTAAGACAGGCTTTTTTCTTAACAAGCCGCTAACTAACATTTTTGCAAAAATGTTACATATTCCAGGCAACTCAGCTTCTTCAATTAAAAAAGAATATTGCTCGAAAGTCATTTTAGATGAAAAAGGTATAAGTATTCTACCCTCTCCACCAACCAAATCAAGATCGTGTTCTTTAACTTTTCGCTCGCCGCCTAGAATAGCCCTGTTTTCAGACCAAGTTGTTTCAAGTGCAATATAGCGGTCAACAGGGTCTTCAACACCCCTGTTACCTGCATTTTGCATATGTCCAAGCTTTGAACTACGTTTAAGATGGCTTGTGCTTGTACGAACCACCTTTTTCTCAGGGAGTCTCATATTACTTGCTACTCAGTTTGCCATTAAATACACTAGTTTTACCGACAAAAAGTTTAGCAGTGTCGAGATGTCTAGCAAGAACTCGGTCATTTCCGAGATTTTCTAAAGACCAGCGGCAAGGAACAGACTCGCTTCCTACAAACGGCTCACAATCTTGATCTTTATATTCAACAATACCAGGAACATATTCTTTATTTAAAACCGCTCCATTATCTGAAATATTTTTAGGGCTTGCAAGGGGTTCTTTTACTGGCGCAACAGCTTCAATTGTTTTCTTAGCTATTACTGGACTTACAGTGCTTGCTGGCTGTGTTGTGCTTTTTTCTTCAGACATTTAAGTCTCCTTGTTTTTAAACTGTTAACATACATTAAGAACGCTCTTCAAATGATTCTGCTAAACCTCGCAGGCGACTTGCAACCATTCTACATTTTGTTTGAGTATTAGCATCTAATCTGGCATCGCTATGTGTTGCAAAAGAACAGTAAGTAATAGCTTTGCTGTCTGTACCAACAAGCTCATACGTAGAAAGATGTACCCAAAGCGCTGCAGTAATACCTTCTACATTGTATACTGATTTTATTTCAGAATTATCTATATTGCTTGTATCTATGTAGATTTGCTGTGTTTTCATCAACTCTCTCAACTTAATAATATAATCATCATCAAGTTCAAAATGTATATAAGAAACAGGTTCTTGTGCAGAGTCTCTTATTTGATAAACAGCAGTAGTCCATCGAGGCTCTAAGTGGCCATTCCATGCTCGTAGTATCATAAAACGATCAAGGCAAGTTGACGACATTAAGTCTACAATTGCTTTGCTTATTTCATCCCATTCTTCTACAAAATCAGGAAATTTTAACGCTGCTCTTTGAAAACGCATTTCTTGTTCTGCTTGAGCTGTTTTTCGTTTCTCTACTTTAACCCTAAGATAGCCTAAGAGTGAAGTAGAAAGTACGCTAACCATCCCAAAAACACCTATAATTATTTCTCCCCAATCAAGTGGCACTTTTAATCCCCTTGTATCTTTTAAATTGCGCTTGCTGTAATTGTCCAAACAAATGTCCAATCTTCACCAACTTCTCCGGCATTGGACAAGAACGGAAGACCATACAAAAAGCCAATTAACGAATCCGCAGTTAATACCGTATCAGCTAAATTACTGAATGTAATTTTATTAGCAGCTCCAAACGACGGGTCATTTACAGCAGTTGAGCCGCGAGTGTCATAAAGTTCGTACATAACTCTTTGTTCTGTTATATACGTGAGTCGGTTTGCTGATGTACATTTGCCAACACATCTAGCAATAATTTCATAAGGGATGCCAACTTGACTAGCAGTATTAGCGTTTGGAGAGTAGAAAGTATCAAACCCATATTGAACTGTATTAGGTGTGTTGACTACCAAACTAACTGTTGCTTGATGTCTGCTGTTTGCTGTTGAAGCGCTAAGTCCACCAGAAGCATCAATTAACACTGGAGAAGTGTATGTTGCTGGCTTAATACTTGTAAGCGAGAGAGCACCGTTCCAATTTAAGTTAGTTGTGTTTTCAGTATAAACTAAAGCATTTTGAGAAGTTTGCTTAGCGGCCCCTGTTCCAAAAGATATTCTTGAAGTACCATCATCAGGACAGCGTATGTGTATCCCAGAATCTCTGTTACCTTGGCCTATTATAACTTGTGTTTTTACTGGGCCAATGTCAACGCCTTCATTATATTCTGCGCCAGCAAGAAAAACCATCTGTTTCTTATCAGTTGAAACTGGATTACCTATTTCAAGTGAAGCTTCAGAGCCAACACCTATTTTTAAAGTTTCAGTTTCGGGCGTAGTAGTATCCTGTGCCGCAAATATTGACAAATTCTTTGAGGTGTTAATCAGTACTAAAGATGAAGCATCAATTGTATCTATTACAAAATCAGCCACTTTTGAAGTATGTGATTCAAACCGCATATAAGCATTATTTGCAACAGTTACGCGACCAGTTATTGCTGCAACCGTTGCAACAACAAGCGCTGTTGTGCCAATATGAACACTCGGGCTTGTCGTTGAAAACTTTGTAGAATTGTCAGTATAAGGCGATTGTACAAGTAAACGATTTTTAACAGAATAATATAGCGAATCAGCTGCAGCCGTTTGGCTTTTTGCATATATATCAGAGCCAATTTGAGATGCAAGGTTTGTTGTTAAAAGATATTGTGGGTGTGGGTCTCCTGTACTGAGTCCTTGTAAACCCGCATGATCTACAATAATTCCGTTTTTAGTACCATTGCCAGGGCCCTTAATTGCTATCTTAGCAGCTCTAAAACCTATATCAACTAACTCCATAGGGCCAAAGTGCCCATAAACATCAAGAGCAGGCAGCCCACTAGTAGATACAATGTGAGTATAATCATCAGATTGGTGAAGAATATATTCGGTGTTCTTTGAGAACCGATAGGACATGTTAGTCACGACAAGGGACGCATCTATTCTTTGCTGAGCGTATTGATGAAGAATGACTTGTGATTTATTTTTTTCAAGAAAAAGCCCTTCATAACGCTTTCGCATGACGTCAAAACTATCAGCATATCCTTGCGCCGTAACTTCATTAATTTCTGTTTCGCCATAAACGGATGCTGAACCAGGTACCGAATTTGACTCACCTTGAATCCAAAGGAAAACATCAACTTTTGATACTATTCCTGATAAATGAGAGCTAGCAAAAGCAGCGCTAACAGCGTTTCTTAAATAGATATCAGCAGTCGCATTCTCAGCCCAGTAAGAAATAGGTCGGCCATTAGCGGAAACTTCAATAAGATAAACTTTTCGACCAGTAAGCTCATTTAGCTTTCTTGCACAAGCAATACCAATAGACCCTACACCGCCTTCACGATAACCTACATAAACCGATGAGTCAGCTTGTTGGCTCGGCCAGTCACCTTTTGCAGGAGTAGTAGAGTCTTGAGATCTAAACATGAAATTTGCATTAGATCCGTCAGAACACCAATTATATACATCAGGGTTTGGAAACCAACGATCAGCAATAGGTGCCGTGCCATTTATCGGGCTAAAGACATCGAGCGGCCATACGGCAACGCAGTTGCTTTGCCCCGTAGCAACTATAACGATTGGCTCATCCTCTGCTTTATAAGGAAAGGCTAAATGCCCCATTTGTTTTAATTCTTTAAAATTACCGTCAACTTGTTCTGTTGTGAGCGGATTTGAAGTATCCGCCCTGTATATTATATTTGCCATTATCCATTTACCTTAAGTGTCCATATTAAAGTTACAGAAGAAGTGACAGTTTTTGTTATAGTTCCTGTAAGAAGCCGAGATATCATTACACCGCCAGTTTGTAAATTAAACAACCCAGCTTCTTCTATACTTATTGCGGTAGCTGGATTACCAGGGCTAAACAATGCTGTGTACTGCGCTGTATCGCCATTAATAACTGTACTTGTCACGGCAGCAGCAGCTTGATGCGAAATTAGTGTAGTGTCTGCTAGTGCAGCCGTTTGTGACGAAGAGCCAATTCTAATATAGCTTGGTACAAGAGTGTCATTACTTATAAGCCTGTCAGCAATAAGCCCTTTGCCTCCGGTAACAATTAAGTTGTCTTTAATAACTTCTTGTTCTAAATTCCCGTCTTTGTCGTGGACTTGAATAGTAACTTGCCCAAAAAGCTGTAGTGTATCTTTCATGCAGGAGTACTCCTAAAAAGTGTTTAATTGATCCATGTAGCCTGCCTCAGCATAGCCAAGTTCAGCAAACCAAAATGTATAAAGTTTACCAGCGTCAGTGATTGTAACAAGCTCGGTAGGTATGCTTTCGATTATTTCGAAATCAATATTATCTATAATTGCTGGCGTGTCAGCTATACGAACCGGTCTATATTCAGAAGCACCACTAAACAATGAATCTGACATGTTTAAATTTTCATCAAGAGCTACTGATATAGAATAATTTAAACTGTCGGTTAATTCAATAGATTCGTTGTTAGCAACAGTCAACAAGGTTGTAAAGTCTTCAGATAATGAAGCTGTCTCATTAGGTGAAAAAGATTCGAAAAAGACTATTTCATTGTTAATTATTTCTGTAATTGCAAGTGCGTCGTATACATATAAAGTATAACCTGCAGCCATGTATGTTGGGCTTGTAACAACATTTAATGCTTCTATTTTTGTAACAATCTTTACAGACTCAGGATTTTTTATTTGTGCTACATACGGAATTATTTTATTTTCCACAGAAACCTCTCTTAGTTAGATAACCAAGGCATTCCAACAGAAACAGAATTTCGTTTTAAAAACTTAGCTTCAAGAGCCTTCTCAATTTTTTCTTGACTGACATCAGACTCGTAAACAACACCAGTCTCAGGATCAGTTTTACTAGCCCAGCACCAATTTAAAACTTGAGATTCTGTCAAGTCTTGATACGGAATATATGAATCTAATGAAGTATCTGGAGTGAAACTAACACAACCGAATAAGCTTTCTGTTATACCATTTTCAAATGCTACACATTCCCAATAGGCCACAATAACACCTCCCGCAGCATCAGCGGGGGCTGTGTTGTATGTTAATGATGTTATTTTCCAATCAAATGTAGCCATATTATTTATTCTCCAAAGCTTCTATCCTGCCAATTAATGACTGTATTAACGCTTGTTGTTCTTGATTCTTTTCTTCTTGTTCTTGATTTGCCTTAACAAGCACAGTAATTATAGACTCATAGCGCATTGAAAGAATGCCTTCTGAATCGGCGTCAACTGCAAGTGGCAACACTTTCTGAACATCTTGTGCTAATAAACCAATATGCGGTTTACGATTTTCTAGCGGTTCATTATTGTAAGTGAAATAGACAGTTCTAAGCTCACTAAGCATTTCTGTTGCATTTTCTACATTACTAGAGATATCTTTACGTCGTTCGTCACTTGTTATACTAAACGTACTTTGACCCCATGACAGAGTAGCTGAGTTACCAACTGTCGCTCCTTCTGCAGTAAAGAAACTTAAGCTAGGGTTAGTACCACCGTTGCTCCTTATCAGCCAGTCTTGATCTGAAGAAGCTGGAACACTATCGTTATTATTAAATCTAAGAGAGCCTCCGATGGCCGAGCCTGTTTGTTGTGCGAGGTTAAGCTCACCGGTAGCCGTTACCCAGTTTGATTGAAGAACGAGCTTTCCATACATTAAAGGATCATCGCTTTCTATGGTTAAAACCCCAGCTGCGGTATTTTGAAAAATCCAATTATTAGCACGATCTCCTGAAGACAGTTTAAACGTAGCCCCAGCCCCATCTTGTGCGTGCTGCATTATACGAACATTTCCAGTAAATTGGCTCTCTGTATTGTTCATATTTAAGCTAGTTGTTGTAGTTGCACTTCCATTAAGTCGAAGGCCATCGCCATCGAGACGTAAACGCTCAACTTTAGCAAAAGGATTTCCTACACCAAAAAGAACAGTGTTTACCAGATTGTTTTCAGCCAGATGACAACCGATTACTACATTTCCTCTTCCACTGACTATCGCCGCTCCAGCACTATCTCCTATTCCAATATTATAAGAATACGACTGCCAGAGATTTTGATTTTCGCTTGCTGCGTTCATCGCGGCGGTGACGTTGGCGCCAAGATATCCAAGAGACAGCCTTCCAATCGAAGTATTATGAGTACCTATTTGGTTAAATGGTATTGTTAAGTAACCCATTGCAATATTATTAAAACCGGTAGTGAGAGATTGACCTGCGTCTCGCCCTATTATCGTGTTGTCTGTTCCTGATATATCAGCAAAGGGTGTGGCAGAAGCTCCATCTCCAATTAGAGTGTTGCCAGCTATATTGTTCGGCCCTCGCGCAATAAGTCGACTACCATTAATCTTAAAGTCTATACCGTCATTAAGCACTATACCTGCGTTATCAACTTTTATACGCGGTATACTACCGCTCGCAATTAGCAAGGTTTGATTTAACGTTTCTGTGCCAGCTAAATTACCAATAATCGTGTTATTAGCACCAGATGTTATTGCAGAACCGGCATTATTACCTATACCTAAATTGCTGCTAGCTGTGCTATTCTGTAAGGCGTTTGAACCAAATGCGGTATTCATTGTACCTGTAAGATTTGAACCTAGCGCAGAGCTTCCTATTGCAGTATTGGTAGTTAAGCCACTGTCATTAAGTAGTGGCATTATTACAGCCGCTGTAACCTGAGTGCCAACATATGTTTCTGTGGCATACGTTGCTAAGCTATGATCGCCCCAGCCATAAGTAGTATCTACTTTAATACCATCAGCCTCTACATCACGCCCGTCGACTAATCCTGGGTTTAGTATATTGCGAGAAGCATCAACTAAAATCGCGTCACCAAGCCATATTGCGTCAGGGAGTCGTTCAACCTCAATAGACTGTATTACTGTTTCACCACTACCTTGATAGTTAGTGATAATCAATAAATCAAAGTACTTACCTTCTGGGTCAAACTTTTGTCTGTCGCCCGTGCCGGGTCCTGGGTCGGTAGAAGTGTTGTAACCACTGAAAGTATCTTCAAACGTGTAAGTTGTGCCAGCAGTTAAAGTTTGACCGCTCGCGATACCGTAGTTGTACGTATTTGCAAGGTCACTGGAGAGGTTAGTCTTGTCTTCGTTTAGCGTCTTAACTGCCGCATAAAATATTCCAGTACCTGTAGTAGTGGTGATCTGCTTGACCCTAACCTTTATCCTGTAGTGCGCTGTAGGGTCAATTGGAACCTGACACCTTATAGCTGACGATATATTCTGCGCGCCGTTGAACGACATACCTTGGTGATCTTGGCTGTAAGTCATAGTGCCGCTACTTGTGGAAACCAAGCTGCCCCAGTCGTTGTTTCCAAGGTAGTAGTGGCCGCTGGTGTTAAAATCAGCAGTTGGGGTGGCCCAAGTGAATGTACCATCACCGTCAGAGCGTAGGTACTGGCTTGATGTACCATTGCCCGTTACGTCCAAGTGCTGGGCCTTAATGCTGTTGTCAGCATAGTCATCATTACGCAAACTAAACGTGCCGACACTATCAGTAGCAGTCCAGCCATCAGCATTCTTAAAGTCGATGCTTCCTAGAGAGCTTGCTATGTGGATGTGACCAGCAGTGGTGTCATTTAGTGCAGCTCCAGAGGAGTTGATGATGATACCGGTAGCGCCTTGGTTGGTGTTGCCCGCTGCGTTTCCTACAGCGATAGAGTTTGTGCCTTGCGTAGTTTCGCCTGCTAATCTACCAATAGCTACGGCTGCTACGCCCTGCGTATCGTTACCAGCTGTGTTACCAATAGCTACGCCGTTGTTGCCCTGCGTAATATTACCTGCTGAGTTACCTACAGCTACAGAGTTAGCGCCCTGTGTACTCTGACCTGCTTTGTAGCCTAAAGATACAGCCTTAACACCCTGCGCACTCATACCCGCTACGTATCCAATAGCAACAGAGCTTTCGCCCTGCATATTGTTACCAGCTAAGTATCCTACAGCAACAGCATTAGAGCCTTGCGTAGCGGCTCCAGCATTGACGCCAGCTCGGAAGCTGTTAGCGCCTGCGCCTGTGCTTTGTAGGCCAGCAGTTAAATCAAGCGAACCGCCACTAATATTCAAAGTTCCAGTAATGCTGACATCACCGCCATCTGTAATAATCAAAGCAGGACTGTAAATCCAGCCTGTACTGCCACTATATCTAAGTACAGAACCTACAGTTGTTGTAGGCTCAAGAACAGTATCAGGAGTTACAAGCATTGTTGGACTAAATAAGATTTTTACTAAACCTCTTACTGGCTTCCAAGTTCTTCTGTAAGTGTTGTTATTTGGCTCTGTTACGCGAAGCTCTATAAAACCATATACAGGAAACCCAATAGCAGGGCCAGGAGCCCAGCCAAAACCTAAATTAGAAGGAAAAGACAAGTAAACAGTTGTAGGATCATGCTCTAACCATAAAGGGTTTAATGCCGGATTTATATCGTTAATATAGTTAGTTCCAACATTGAGTTTATATGATTTGTTCTCGAAGCTAACAACATCTTCTAGCGTATAAGCTGTTGTATTTAACCAAGCGCCTCTGTTGTTCGGGATTCGAACATTAAGCGTTGTTTGATATCCGTCAGTTTTGTATGTAGAGGGTATAGTACCCGCCCCGTCATTAACACCTTCTAGTATAACATATTCATATTCAAAACCGTCATCAGGGTCAGAAAATTCAAAAATGTCTAGAGTTACTGGGAGCTCTAATTGCTCTCCTTGGACTATGTCCATTATAATTGTTTCGCTTAGCGGTGTTACATCGATATTACCTGTTGTTAGACCAGATCTTGCCATTAAAATGTACTCCTTTGTCGTACCATTGTACCCCCGTGATTCACTGGGTAAAGGAACTCTGTTGAATATCTGACTTCATCGCTCCAGTGTTCATGGCCGCCTTTCTTATCTATGACCATCATATCACTGTTTCTATCTAGCCAACTCGTTCGCTCCATAGACATTATAGTGTCTTGAGCTCTTGGATGAAAAAACATTGAACTGTTACCAGATGCTGTCAAAAGCTTCCTGTTAACAGCTTGTGCACTGTCAACAATTTTAGGTGAAGCTGTTCTTGCGCAAACAGCAAACCCTGCATCTCTTAATAAAGATAGATCAGAAGCACCCAGTGTTGCAGATGTTTTAGCTGAATTACCAGTAGGGTCAGGGTAAGTAATTATTCTTTTATCAGGGTATTTAGCTTTTACAACTTTAATAAGTTCAGTTGTATTGGGCGAACCTTTGAAATCTTCTATATAGTGTATTTGATCAGCTCTCACTGCAAAAGCGCTAGCTGCCATAATACCAACGTTAAAGTCAATACCTAGATGAACGTCTTCTCCAACCTGAAAATCAAGAATATCATCTCTAACATGTTTATCTCTGTTAAAATTATAAAATACGCTAAAGCCGGAATCTTGAAACTGCGCAAGGTACTCTGAAGCCCATTCAACAGGGTCTATGCGATGCTTAATTTTTTCTATTTCAGCCGGGTCTAGATACTTAGACTTAGTATAATCATAGTGATACGAACGCCATTCACTGTCATTCTCTGCAAAATGAAACATATTATGTAAAAAGTTATACCCTTTGGGAGTACTAATAGCAGCGGCTCTTCCTGGACTTGGAGCGCCATAATGTTCAGCCATCATTGGAGACCAACGAGTTCTGATACAAGGCTCTATTATTCTTTCCCAAGCCACACGCAAGCCAGGCCCTCTATTCCATGAGCTTACTTCATCCATTACAACGAAATAAGCGCCCTTCCCTAGCATCCTTTCAATAGCTTCATAGGAGACTAGCCGTAAATGAACATTCCCTGGGAACTCAAATGTTCCTCTATCGTGAGAAGACTTAATAGCATAAGCTTCTAGCCCCATGTGATGAGCAAGTAACGGAAAATAAATTTCTTTAACCTGATCAAATGTTGGAGCAATAATATAAACATTCTTATTTGGAACCATTGGTGACAGCTCCATCAACTCTCTACAAGCAGTCCAAGCTGCAACTGCTGCAAAGAAGGACTTGCCCCATCCGCGAGCACAAACACCTACTGCAAATCGTGCTTCTTTAGTAATAAAGAGGTCTTTAAACATAGGTGTTTGATATTTATGCAATGTTATTGTAGGCTTTAAGCTAGCATTCATCATTCGGGCAACGTATCTAAGTCATTTTGGCTTGGGTCTTCAAGCGCCAAAATAAACGGTTGATTAACAGGTGTATCGAAGTTAATACCTTCAGGTACACGACCATACATATAGCGTGTGAGGTCAGTGCCTGTCTTCTGCATTAAACTAAGAATAGCTGCATGCGCCATTGGAGAATAGCGTCGTTGTTTACCATCGCCATTTAACTGGGCAATAGTGCCTGTTTGCATTCCTTCATGATATTCTGTTTGAGCTTCAAGCTTTCGATATAGTTCTACTTGTTTAGCTATTGGGTCAAAGCCTAACTCAACAAGCCTACGAACTGACCGGATATTTGACAAATCGCTATCATCGTCATCTAAGCTGTTCAGATCAGGCTTAGTTATCTGTAAATAAGATACATTCCCTGTCATTAGTGTGTCCTCTGGTTATAACTTTTCTAATACAACCGGACTCTCTTGCGAATCAAACCGTATTTCTTCAAGTTAGGATATGTTCTTGCCTCATTGTGGGTTAATTAAACGGCATAAGAAACCCAACAGAATCAACAAAGTGTAAACGTGATTATTAAAGCGTCACTATCATTAAAAACTGGTAAAAGATAATTCAAAGAGACGTTAGGTTTGTAAACGCGTGTTGCTTAAGACAATCTTAAATGTTTGTATTCAAGCAGCTATTGTAATAGTTTGTTTAAAAACCCCGTTAAATTAGCCCGCGAAAGGATATCTCAAAGGTTGAGAATTCAGGGAATTGATTAGTACACATTGTACAATAAAAGTCAATTCCCGCTCTTGGATAAACTCAAGGTTGATTTTTAGATTCTTATTTAAATTTATAATCAAGGGACTCTTTTAATCAAAAAAAAAAAAAAAAAAAAATACTCCCAGCCACCCAAAAAGGGAAGCCAGGAGTATAAGATTAGTTAGTAATCAGAATGACAAATAAAAAGCCATATATAATACCGAGAAACAACGAAAGAGTAAAAGTTTGTGCTTTTGTTTTTTGTTTAAATGCTGAATAGACTAACACGAATGACCAGACAAGACCCCATAACCAGATAAAAAACCAGGTTAATAGCCCCATATCCCTCTTCCGTCAAACAGTATTTCTTTCATTTCAATAATCTTTTCACTATCAGTTTTTGTTTCGTGATACAAAACGTTTGATGCAGATTGGAAGCTTTGGTACTGGTTTGTCACTGCATCTAAATTAGACTCGTGTGTTTCTGAACGATCTCTAGCCGCATCACGCTCTTGTATTAATTCCTCTTCAAGATTCTCTATATGATTCTGTAAACTTTCTACTTGATTGTTTAGCGATATAATTAATACATCTTTTTCTAATTCTGTCATTCCTTGTTTTCTCCTTGTTTTAAAGTAGCCATTAAACTAGAAAGACGATCTCTTCCTACATATAAAATTAAATTTACACAACAGGCCCAGTTAGCATCTTCAAGGCTGTCGTGATATATCTGTAATTCTTGCAATATCTCTTGATAGTTATAGATTGCTTCAAACTCGTCTTCATCTATATCAAGACTTGTGTTAATAATTTGCAAAATATCTTTATTACCAAAACCAAGTATCTTTGAGTTTTCTGGTAAGAGCAAGCCAACTGTACACTTGTTACCTTGAGGGTCTAGATATAAACCCCCGTCTTCTTCTTTTAAAGACAAAGCTCTCTTCCCTTGTTTTTCAAGAGCTGAAAGAGAGAACTCAGCTACTTGTTTACTGCTCCACGTCTCTTGAAAAATCTGAATAATGTCCTTTGTCATACTCTATGTTTTCCTTACGATTGTTTTTTATTATAGAAGTACAAGTATCGCAATAATCAGCACCATATCCAACAATATCATTACCATCGTAATAGCAACGATATTTAATATGACAACCAGGGCACCTAAAGCTTTTTTCTATTTTCCAAAAAGTTGGGCAAGAGAATAGCTTGTGACGCCATTTTCCTAAATATTGTTTTATACTAGTGCCTTTCTGGTTAATCGTCATTTTCAAAGTCCTTAAGAAGATGGTGGTACTGGTCGTTTGAACTCGGATTAAAGTCCACTGCTTTTAAAAGAGTAAAAATAACTCTATTACTGTTTGCTGTAGCTTTTAAATTATGCACTTTACAAAAATTTAAAAAATCTTGAGATTCAAAACTTTTAAAAATTGTTGAAAATGTACTTAACGTTATTTCACAATTGCAATTTTGTGAAACTTCTCTTAATATTGTTCTTTTTTCCATAAAAAAACCTATATCAATTTTTCTTGCCAACCCTCTCTTGGTGGTGAAAGACCGTTTCTGTCACAGTAGTTTGCTAACGCTAGCGATATTCTTTCATGATTACAGCCTTTCCCTAAATTAATTTCTGTGTCTTCTACCATGCACATACCTAAAAAACCAAACAAGCTCTCACTCCCTGAAAGCTCATTTTCTTTATTAATTTGGCTTGCTAGGCAAAGCTCAGGGGCTGTGGCTATTCGCATACTATTTCCATTTTTAAATAGATAGCTTTTACCATCAGTCTCGTTAACTCTTATTCCGTAAATATCTCTACTTATTAGAGACTTGCTATCGTTCTTTTCCATATAAACTTTCCTCTTTGAAAATCAATCAGCTTTTTCAGCTTCTTTTGCTAAAAGTTCTAAAAGCGTATTCATGCCTATTAACAAATAGACAATAGCGTTGCTATTACCAGTAGCATGCATTTCATCAGTAATATCTTTTACCGACATTTTTGTTGCAAACATGTCATTTTTCATTGATCTTAGCGTTTCTGCCGTAATTCCTTTAGCTGCTGAGTATGGCAAGCTCGGCCTCCAAGATAGCTCTAGAAGCTTTTAACCTGTTTAAATTATCAGTAAAACGAATAAGTGAAAGACTTGCTTCTTGAGCTATGTCTTCGTCTTTTTGATCAAGTGGTTGTTCGGCTACTTCGAAGTAATATGTTTTAGCTTCTTGGTAATACGTAATATTATCTTGTGCAATTCCAATTGAAGTTTTTATAATTTGTATTTTATTTAAAACTTCAGCAACTAACTGCAGTTCTGATTGTGTCGGTACTGTCATACTTTACCCCTGTTTAAAAATGTGTGTAATCGTCTGGACTTTTATTAATTTTAATGTTCTTTCTTACACCGCCACACGATTACTGCTTATTTAGATTTAGCTCCAGAACACTTCCAACGCTTTCGTGATAAATTGTTAGGCGTATTAGGGTCGTTTGCTTTCTTTTTAGACAGTCTTTTCTTTATTCCAAGACTTCTAGCGCAGTATGCGTCACCTTTAGAGGTGCCTGCTTTTACTCTAGGCCCACCACCCTTCGCTGCACCCGCTTGGCCGTAGCTAACTTTCTTTCCGCTAGAGGTTACTTTAACCTTTGCCTTTCCTTTTGCTGGTTTAGCCATTCTTAGTGTCCTCTTATTCTGGATTCATCGTCTTTCTTCTGTTGTTCTTTGTATTTGCTGTAGGCGTATTAGCACTACGTCAATGTTACAATTATCACAGCATTGACCTGAAGCTAATGGCTCAGCGTTGTTGCCTTTTTTCCAAAAAGTTGAGTCTATTGCGTTAGCTTCTATGCTTTCTTCACAGATAACGCAGATGTCTTTTTTATCCATAACTGTATTTTACCTTTTTTGTATTGTTTTTATTTGATGTTTTCTTTTTAGACATAGAGATTGTTTTCTTTTTAGGCATAGCTTTATGGGTCTTACCTGCCATTACTGTGCCATCTGGCATAATGTGAGTGTCTTTTTTCTTCTTAGAATTTTTCTTTGATGGTTTTTTAAGACTGGGCATGCTATTAACCTCTTGACAGTTGTTAAAACGAAAAACTACTCAACGTGTGCTAAGTAATAGTGTTTAGCAATTCCACAAATATCTTTGGCGTAACGGTTTGATCTTAATACTATTGTTTTCATGTGATTAGCGTTTAAAGGTATTTCTTCGCCAGAATTTACAACAGTAAGAATGAACTTATAAACAGCGCCTACATTAGGTTCAATATCTGCAACTTCAGCATAAATTTGAAATGTGGTTAAATCATTTATATCTCTTAGTTCACAATGTCTTACATTACACATTGGTGGCAATCGAAAGAAACCATCGCTATCTTCTTTAAACATAGCTATTACTGTTCTAGCGTTATTTATTACTGTGCCTTCAGGTAACATTTATAAGAACCTCTACTTCGTGGGCTGGTGTGCCGTATTGGTTTATTTGAACAGTTCGCCCTGTTGCTTTTACAATTCCTGCAGCTACAAGAGCTTCTAAAATACCTTCATTTTCTGACCAAGTCTTAATCCAAGTATACTTAGAATTGTCTTTCAATTTATATGATTCTAAGTTACTAGTTGCTGTTGCAATAACACTTTGATCATCAGCGTCTAACAACCGCAAGCAGAGCGTGCGAGGGTGGATATAGTGTCTTACATCTACACGACAAGTATAGCCTCTAAAAAACACAAGAGGCGTATCAAAAGCGACTATTTCGTCCATACAAACTCAAACCATAAGTAAAAGTTAACAAGCCAAGCTATTGCGTTTAACACTGAAAGCATAACAATAGCATGTCCTGCAAGATAAGCGCTTATTCTACAAAACTCTACTACAACATTTGTAATGTTATGACAAACATTTATAATACTGTTTGAGGCTTTTAAACGCAAGATATGTGGAGCTATTTGGGGCTTACAAACAAATGTCCAAAGCCAAGACAGCTTTTGAACATCACGCCTTATTCCGTTTTTATCACTTTTAAAATCTTTTTCTGTTAATATCTTCTTTGCTCTTGGCATAATTTTATCCTTTAACTATTCGGGAAATCTTATAGGCAAACTTGCCCAATCGCACTTACGACTTATTACCCAATCAGAACACCCTGTGTGACTCATTATCCACTCAGGTTTGTGAAAAAGTTCTATAAGTTCTAATGAATTATAAATCATTCGGTTACCTGCATCTGTTAAAATTTCAGCAAGGTATTCATCATCTGAAATTACTAAAGCATTACCGATCTTTCGACCGTCTCTAGTCATTAGTTGTGTTAAAAATTCTTGATAGCTACCGGCAGAAGGTCTATCCGCCCAAGAAGGAAACTCATCGGTTATTTCAAGATATTCTTCAGTTTCAAAAAAATCAAAAGAGTCTTTCTTAGACATTGCTGGTGCTAAAACAGCTGTTAAAGCGTTTGCAGATTTAACTGGAAAACTTGGAACAACAGTTGTTTCTTTTTGTTCTATTTGAGGTGCTTTAAGTTTTTCTTTTTTTAAACCGGGAGCACCTTTTGGCGGTGGCATTCTCTTTTTTACCTCTTTCTTTATAATCACTTGTCTCTCCACCACATTTCATATATGGAATATTTAGCTTCGTTTTTGATATTTGCATTTTTATTTTGAATCAAATCAGATCTAGACTGGGCTCTATAAAACGAACAAGTACTAGTAGGCTCTACGTTAGACACACCGCGCTCTACACAAATACCTTCGTAATCATTTAGTGACAGCTTTACAAAACTTTTGCATGTTTCACAGTTAAAGTCAGTCATACTTGCCTCATTCTACAAAGTCTATCAGTAAGAACTTAGATTCAAATTCTTTAATATCTCTAATTGACTGAGCTAATCTATCTTTAGCTTTTTCAGTAAGCTTGGTTGCCATTATTGCAGATTGCTCAGCAAGGAAGCTTGAGTGATCTTTTATATCAATTTCAACAACATTAATCAACTTGATGTCTTCATCTTCTTCATACATAGGCCACCGGTCTTCTGCCATTATCTCAAAGTCATAACCAGTGCTAGTGTATTCATTTAATCTTAAAACTATATACAGTTTCATAATAATTCTCAATTTAAAAAATCATAGGTGACCAGTCCCATTGTTGCGGAAAGCTAGTCGCGTTCGTTAATTTAACTAGTTTTTTGAAGTGATTTCTTGCTTTTGTTTGATTAAATTGGGCGTCATATTTAATAGATTCTATTTCTGAATTTAAAACAGAAGCTTTGTATAAATAATAGTTTATAATTTCAATTGAATCAAACTCTAAATCCCACATTTTGTCAAACATCCATAATTTTTGTGTAAGAGGATCACCTATCTTAATTCTATAGATATCTTCTTCATTTTTATGGCTTTTTAGTTTACCTTCTTGTCTTGCTAACGCTACTTGCAATGCTAGTGCGTGACTGGCATTATCTCTCTGAACCCATTTGTTCCAAGCGTTTGGCATTAATGGGTAGTGCAAGAGGTACGTTACATGGTTTAAGTAAATAATTTCATCTATTATAAACCAAAAAGTAATATCTTCAAATTTAAAAGAATTACCCATCCTTCTGTATGGTGAAATTGAAAGTCTGTCTGCATATTCTCTGGCGGGGTCTTCTTCCCAAACAAAGTAATCTCTAAGTTTTTCATTCTTAAAATAATGCTTATGTAGATTTGTAGCAGAAAACTTAATTAATTTTTCTACTGAAATTGGCATTTATTAAATCCTCTCGCAAGCCAGCAACTAGTAATTTTTTAGTATTATCACTAGCTGGCATGTCTATTATTTCACAAAGAATCTCAAAAGCAGCTACAACACCAATTGTAAAATCTTCAAAAAGTTGTGAATTTTCACTGTATTCTGCTTTAAACTCTTTGTCAATTCTTAACAAAAATTGCTTAAAGATCTCTTCACGGATAGAAACGTCTAAAGCACCTGGTTGCATGAATGCAAGAACACCGGCTTGCGCTCCCGTATAATATGCACGTTCGTCAATAACAACTCCGTTTGTTTTAAGAAAATAGCTTTGAAAAGTTCTCACGGCTATCGTTTGTATTCCATATTAGAACCCTCCAGTTAAGATAATAAGCAAAAATGTTCCGTTTGCTTTAAACGTTAAACCTCTTTGAGTTAATTCTTCAATTCCATCATAAAAATCTTGTCGGTTGTTATATTGTATTTCCATAGTTCTAGTGGTATTTCAGTCCTTTGTCAATAAAATAAGGCTTCCCTTCAGAGTAAATCGTGCGGTAAGGCAATACGACAGATTTTACAAAAGTCAACTCATGCAAAAAGCCGCTACGAACAAGGGGAAGAGAAGAACGATTCGTTTCACTTGACCGTTTTAAGTAAAAAGGTGTCATCCACTTAAGGAATCCTTCTTTTTTATTATAATCTTCTATTGCATCTTGAGTCATTGAGTTCTCTATAATGTTATAATATCCTGAATGCTCCCACGATAAAAGCACAGGCAACTGGGAGTTAACAGACTGATCAGGCTTCTCGTCGATTATTATGCAACTTCTAGGCTTTACTTTATTCATTATTAATTCTGAAAACATTTCAAGAACTTTTTTCTTGTTGCCTTTTAGATTATAAGTTTTTTTAATATGACTGTAAATTGTTGGGCTTCCGCTTCGAATTTGCATACCTGTTTTTATATTCAACTTTAATGCGGATCTTTGGGCTAACATTTGATACATATAAATATCGTTTCCAACTAAAGTTTTATTCATTTTATTTAACCTTTAATTTTTATTTACTAGTTTAGTAAAAGCTTGAGTAACTGGCTCTAAAGCATCGCTTGACTTTGTTTTAGAAAAACAACTTAAAGCCCAAGCGTTAGATAGATTTTTTATAAATCGATCTTCTGGTTGACCAAAGTATCTGACAACTATTTCTTTTTGAGACAAATGTACAAAAATACAATCTTTATTGCTATTTTTAAGTAAATCATTAGAAAGTTCTGATACATGTTTTATTATTTCTAAAAGATCTTTTGGTAAAGCAAGCGGCTTCTCTTCAGAGAGACAGCTTAAAAAAGGGTATTCAGCAACTTTTGTTTTTTCTTTAAAAACTTGACTGGGCCCACAAACAGTTAAAAAGCCTGTAGACATGTTTACGCAAAAAAATCTTCTATCGCCTTGTTTTACAATGTCGCTAATTAGTTTAGATCTACTTAAAGAAGGTATTGGAGTTACCCGAATAAAAATATCTTCGCCGTAGTTTACATGATGAAATAATTCACCTATTTTTGGGACATTCATTTTACTAAGAACTCCTTATAAATTAAAAAAATCCCCCGAAATTAATCGGGGGATGTTTCTTAACATTTTGAGTGTATCTTGTTGGCGTATCGCACTTTCAAGGTAACACGTTAGGCCGTTAAGAAAGCCTCATTGAATGTCTCCTCCAGTCCTAGTTGGCAGTCACAGGGTAGCCTTAGGAGTCACAACTGCTGCCGCTCTTCCGGTTTCCTTTGGAGACAATTTGTTACTGCTATTACGCCGCAGCGTTTGCTTCAGCAGCTTTACGCGCTCGGTAGTCTGCAAGACCTTTCATAGCATTTTCACTAGGAGCACGCTTTTCTTTGCCAGCATCAAAGCTTTCTAAGAGAGCAACTTCGTTAGCTACAATCCAGCTAGCAAGGTCTTCGTTACCATCAGCGAGTGCAATTAAAGAGTTTTTAACAGCTACACTCTTTTCTTCAGCTGTCATTCGCCGTTGAGTTGGCCACCGAAAAGTTTCAACAATAGCAGTGCCGTGTTCATTCAAGAAAGCAAGCTTAGTATCACCTGTTTCTTCATAGATTGCCTGAAGACGCTCAATTGCTTTAGCAAGCTTGCTTCTTTCAGACTTAGTTACTCGTTTGATAGAGCCTGTGTCAAAACAGGAGGCTACGTCAGCACGATTAGTGGCTAGCCAGTCAGACAAACTTTCGTCGTTTTGAGTGAGACTATTAAGAGCCGTCACTACCAGAGGCTTACGAGTGTGCTCATTAGCTTCTGCTTTTGTATCGAAAGCTTCATTGTCTTCGGTAATCCACTTTTGCCTTAATTCAGCCATTTTTAATATTCCTATTTACGTATTTAGAAAGAATCTTAACTCTATAGTTAAGATCAAGAAACCACGTGCCTACAAAGTAGGGTTAACTTAACGGATTCATCCGTGGTAATGAAACCGTGACTATTTTCTGACAACTTGTTAAAAAAACCCTTAGTGTGCTACACACTGTCAAGCTCTTGGCGTTTTTGTAAAACCCTAAGGGGTATCCATGCCAATCTACAGCAGTGCAGAGCGTTGCACAGGGGTACACAATAGCATTAGCCAGGAAATAGTCTTTTGAATAAAGCCAATATTAGCTTTTTCAGTTTAAAACGATAATAAAGTGTTATTTTCATTTATTTTTAATATTGCTATTACTTTAATGTTTTTTATTCTTAACAATACACTTCTCTTTTAATACATTTTCAATTTCACGCAAGCAAT